AAATAATCGAGATTATTTGGTCCACGCTCGCGCGATCGGTCGTTTACTGGTAACATCCGGTTAAGTCGAACAAAAACGACTCGCAGGCGGACGAAGCACCAAGGCAGCCGAAGTCCGATCACCTGCTATCTAGCTCATGGGAATAAGCGCCCTCGACACACTGTCGAAAAAGACACGGACAGCCGGCCAACTGCAAGACCTTGAAATCTCGCAAATAACCTTGCGACTTTCGGGGGGTTTTTTTCGTCATCCTGAAAGTTCGCGCCACTAGGGACTTTCAGAATGACCGACCAGCAAACCAACTATCTCATTCGCAAAGAAGCCGCCGAGTACGTCACTCGTAAGGGCCTTCGACTCGCAGCAACCACACTAGGTAAACTCGCCTGCGTTGGGGGGGGTCCGACATACCAAAAGTTCGGCCGAACTCCGGTCTATCTTGCTGAAGACCTGGACGCCTGGATACTTTCCCGGCTGAGCGGCCCCATGTCGTCTTCATCTAAGGAGGCAGCATGACCGCATCCTTCCTTCTTGCCTTAATCCTCGTCGGTTGGTTCGCTGGTGGTATTGCCCGCGCCTACTGGCTTGACCTTCATATCCCCTTCTCTGAGGAAATCTGACCATGAAAGCATCGATCTTTGATGACTGTTCGCTTTCAAGCATGGCTAAACGGGCTCTCGCCGATTTGGACCGCTTTGACTCCTGGCGATCTGGACCGCCTGAGAAACCGGAGAACGTCTCTGTCGAATTCGAGACACCCCAAATTGTTCGCTTGTCCAAGGAAGCTTCGCCTCACCAAAATGCAAGCCGAGCCTGGAAGCGGCTTTGCGATCTGGGTCTTTTGAAAGGCCGGTCTTTCACACCCCCGAATAAACTGCCCCGTGCCATCCGGGATGCTGTCGATTTGGTGGCTATCTGCGGTGAGTATCTGGGCGTGGACCTCACTATCCCCGAAGCAGAGCTAGCCTTAAAACTTGACTGGGTAAGGGAGCCGACCACTGAGCATGAGCGGCAATGGCTGGCTAATTGCGAGGCATCCTGCCAAAAAGAAAACCGCTCAGAGGACGATCTGAGCGGCTGAAGGTGTCTTCATCGGGGACCACGAAATTGTAACCCGATACCACCTAATAGTCAAGAGAATCAACAGTTTGTCGAGAAAGCCCGACGTTGTTTTCGCAGAGCGATCGGGCTCCGACAGGGGGCTGGGCGAGTCCGTAAGGACTCGCGAAACCCTGGAACCACTCCGGCCTGAGTGGTTCCCCTCGCAACGATCGAGGACGCTAAGCAAAAGCCTGCGCCCACAGGGCAAACGCGAAATCCTCATCGGGATCTTCACAAAATGACAATTGCATCATCACAACGCCAGTCCGACATTCTGGCAACTGCACTGCTGTACGCCAAGCACCTACCCGGGAGATTGTTTCCAATTCCTGCGGGAGTGAAAGAACCCCGCCTCAAGGACTGGCCTAATGCTGCATCAAAGGATGTGGACCAGATCGCAGAATGGTTCAAGCGTCCTTCAAATGTCGGGTTCATCCCTAATCGCCCGTACTTCGTCCTGGACCTGGATCGAAAGAAGGGTAAGGACGGGTTTAAGAGTATCACCGAACTTGAAGCACAACACGGCAAGCTGCCGGAAACTCTGACCACCACCACGCCGAACCATGGGGAGCATCGCTATTTTCGTGGGCCAGACCTTCCTTATAAGACTTGCGATGCTGTTGGTGGCCTGTCGGGCGTCGACATTCGCGCGCCACAGCGTCATGACGGAAGCGGCGCCGGCTGTGTCGTTATACCCCCTAGCCAAACGCCGGAAGGAGTCTATGCGTGGAAGAACTGGCCGGACATCAACCAGCCACCGCACATTGCCGAGGCGCCCCGCTGGCTGGTTGAATTGGCGGCTGGTGGCGACCCTCGCAAGCGGTTGGCCGACGAGGACGACACCGACGAGGACGACACCGACGAGGACGACACCGACGAGGACATTGACCCCGACCTTATCAAGCACCTGGCCAGTGCCTTGAAGCACTTGGACGCCGACGGCGACTATAATTCCTGGATTGCCATCGGCATGGCACTCAAGACGTTGGACGATGATGCCGCTGGCCTAAAGCTCTGGTTGGAATGGTCTGCAACCTCGCCCAAGTTCAACGAAAGGGAAGCGCGCGAGAAGTGGCGTGGATTCGAGCCGAAGAAGACCCACTACCGCACGGTGTTCACTCTCGCGCAGTGTGCAGGGTGGCGCAACCCTGGCCGAAAGTCTGGGAAGCGCAAGGAATCTGCCGAGATTGCCGAGTTCAACAAGCGCCATGCTGTAGTCATCACCGGGGGATCTGTGTGCATTCTGCGCGAGGGCCTTAGTGAATTCGGTGGCAGCTCTGTTCATTTCATGGCCAAGCAGGCGTTCAGCACCTTTTACGAGAATCGCTTTATCAACGTGGAAAGGGTCACGGCAGACGACGAGATTCAGACCAAGCGCATGCCCTTGGCCAAAGCGTGGTTAACGCACCCAGAACGGCGGACGCACGAGGGCGTGACCTGTGCGCCTTCCGGAATCGTTCCGACAGGCTATTACAACTTGTGGCGCGGATATGCGGTCAAGCCCTTGCCCTTGGGCGTTGCTGCATCGGCCTTGGCCTGCAAGCGTTTCCTGCATCACCTGAAGAAGAACCTATGCAGGAACAATAAGGTGCACTTCCGTTATTTGCTGGCTTGGCTGGCGGACATGGTCCAGGACCCGATGCGCAAGAAAGGCGTGGCCCTGGTCCTGCGAGGGAAGAAAGGCACGGGCAAGAGCACTCTTGCCGATGCACCGCGCGCCCTGCTCGGCGGGCATGCCTTCAAGGCGTCCAAGTCTGAGCACATCGTAGGGCGGTTCTCTGCGCACCTGGCCGACAAGCTGCTGCTGGTTGCGGAAGAAAGCTTCTTTGCGGGAAGCCATGCGGACATCGGCACCTTGAAGGATCTGATCACGTCCAACACCGTGACCATCGAGGCCAAGTTCGTTGGTGCATTTGAAATGCGTTCGTGCCATCGGGTTTGCATGCTCACAAACTCAGAATGGGCCGTGCCAGCCACGGAAGACGAAAGGCGTTTCTTTGTTCTCGACGTGGGGGAAGATCACATTCAGGATTGGGACTATTTCGCTGCCATTGATCGCGAACTGCAAGGCGGGGGCTTGCGCGCGCTGCTGACCCTGCTGCAGAAGCTCGACATCAGTAAGGTGAACTTGCGCAAAGTGCCACAAACAGCGGGTTTGGACGCGCAAAAGGTCCTAAGCCTGGAACAGCATGACCGATTCATCCTGGATTGCTTGACGGGTGGCGAACTTTGTGGGGAAGTCTGGACCGATACTGAGGCGTCCGGGGGGATGGGGCCTTTGCGAAGTGAGGTTTACGACGCGTATGTCGCCTATGCTCGCGCGTCGTACGTCCGTCCGATCGCTGCCAATCGTTTTGGCCCACACTTCGTCAACCGCACAGGTGCCGCTCAGTATCAGCCGGGTTCTTCTGATCGGCGCCGACGCTACATTCTGCCTGATCCAGATGAGGCCCTTGCCCGTATGCGAGCGCAACTTGGCATCAGACAAGACAGTGAGTAATGGTTCAAGAAGACCGCCGCAAGGCGGTCTTCTTTGCCCGCACACATCGACGTGTGCAGAGCGCCTTTTCTGAATCGACCTGTGCGGCTGAAACCCTGCCGTTACTGGCTTGTAGCCGATCCGCACACATGCACACATTGCACACGTGTTTTCGTCCGAACCCGACATCTTTTTTTTTTGATGTGCCGTGGCTCGCTATGCAGTAGCGGAGACAGAGTCTTTTTAGACGGTTTTCGCCTGTGACCGGTTCTAGATCGGCGCCGGGCTCTGAATGGCGAGCAGCCCCTGACATCTAGTGTTTCAGCCGCACATATCTCAGCAAGCGACCTGTGCCCGGTCTGTCCTAAAAACCTGAAAAAACTGACTTTTTTACATCATAAGGGAACGACACTAAAAGATTCCCTATAGACAAAAAAAAGTCAGTTTTTTCAGGTTTTCAAGAATGCAGCGCCAAGACAAAACAACCATAAAGAAAAAAGGGGCCTAGCCCCCTTTACTTGGTCCTAGACCACGTCAATTGACGTGCACCCCTTCAACCACCGGCAACCGAACCATCAAGGCTTTCCGTCCGCTATCTGCTTCTCAGTGGTCGCTGTTCACATCTCACTCATCACCGTTAGCAGTTTCGCCCGACACCGCTGAACCGCTATCAGCTTCTCATCGCACACTGCAAGAAGCGCTGCCCGCTTCTCAACTGGAGCCTTCAGCATCTTGCGTGTCGCTGTACTCATCTCGCGCAGCACTACCCCCGCCTCTTTGGTTGCCTCTTTGAGCGTATCAGCTTTCGTCATGTGAATTTCCCTTCTGTGTACTGTTGACGGTGCCAATCGAAATAACGTTGAACCTCCGATTGAACGCTTGCGGCACCCGCCCCCCTTCTTCCCGTAGTTGAAGCGCTTCCTTACGCGCCATCAAAGACTCTTCCCGTGCCATCAGCTTCTCCTGCCTAACAAGCAAGCGCCGCTGTTTGTCCTGCAGAAACTTCAGATTGATCGCCAGCACCTTGAGAAGTGCGACCAACTCACCATCAAACACTCTGCCCGCCAAGCGGGGATCTGCACTCGCCATGTGAAACTCCATTCTGATCGTTGTGGAAGGAGGTTTGATTTCACCACAGCCGCCAACGCTGCGCAACTAAAAGGAAAATCTTGACAGTGTGCATGGTGCAGTGCGCAGGACATTTCTCGTGTCTTATATACGAGTACCTTGTCACTATTATCGCTTGTGTGTGGGTAAAAGTAGGTGAAAAACTGGCCCCGCGGAAATAACCGTGCCAGACGTGTCTCTAGTTACACTAACCCGCTGATCTAGAACGCGAAAAGAAATACGCTTTATTTTCAAGATCGCTTGCTTTCTGATTATCTTAGTGATAACCTGCGGCTATTAGAAAAGACACAACGATAGCATGCATCTATACGGACACACCTGGAGGCAGATTCGCTATAAGCGCCTAGTTAAGCACCCGCTTTGCAAACTCTGTGCAGATCGGGGCGTCGTGACCGCTGCCACGGTCGTGGATCACATAACCCCGCACAGAGGCGACAAGGCCCTGTTCTTTGATTCCAATAATCTGCAGTCGCTTTGCGAGCATTGCCATAACTCGATCAAGCAACAGCAAGAGAAGTCCGGGATTCTTCGGGGATGCGATGCTGAAGGCAACCCCCTCGACGCTATGCACCCTTGGTTCAGAAGATCCGATGAATAACCCATTGACCCCTGAAGACGTTCGCCGAATCTTCGACTACGAAGACGGGCGTCTGATCTGGCGTGAAGATCGGGGGCCACGCGCAAGAGCGGGGCAAGTTGCCGGTCATCTTCGTGACGGCAGAGGAATGCCCACACATGTGATGACCGTGAATGCAGCGAAGACGACCCGGGCGCGCCTGGTTTGGGCGTGGCACAAAGGGCAATGGCCCAAACGCTTGCTAACACATATGAACGGCAACACGACAGACGATCACATGGAAAACCTTTCAGACTCGGCACCGCTGGAAAGGCAACACTGATGAGCGAGAACATGCCGACCGCATATGCAAAAAGCTTGCAGAACCCCCGCCAAGGCAGCTACAGGAGCGCTGACGAGGCGCACGAGGCATACAAGGCAGCGCACCTTGACCACTTCGGCAGCGCCTCGCCATGGGCCACGGGGGGCGCTTCAATGTCAAACGCGAACGATTCCTATTCAGCGCCCACGGAGTCTTTTTTTAGAGAGAATCGCGACACTGCCGGGGCTACCTTATGAGAACCCTCGCAAACAGTAACCGGTTCGCCGTCGAAGTCGCAAAAAGCCTGACAACTCCACTGCCCGAACCGCAGCAAGAGTTACCGGAAGGTGCCTTGAAGTATTGGCCGGCTATCATCACAGCCAAACGCCGCACCGCGTGGACTGACCTGGACCTGGCCCTTGCCGAGAACCTGGCCCTTGACCTAGCCACGATTGACGAACTCACAGCCTCCCTTGCTCGCGACGGGCACGTTATCACCGACAAAGCCGGGCGCCTGTACGCAAACCCCGCCGCACCGCTGCTTGACCGAACGATACGACGCGCCACGCACTCAGCCCGTGCCTTGCAAGTCGATTCCAATAGCACCAGCGGCAAGGGAGAGGTCCAACGAAACAAGAACGAAACCGCGCGCGAAATCGCACAGAAAATCGCTGATGTCCCGGACCTGATCGCGAGAGTTCAGCAATGACGCGTGGTGAACGAGTCACCGCCTTCATTGAGCGGTACTGCCTTGTCCCTGAAGGCGCCCTGGTCGGTTCGCCTATCAGGCTCGAACCGTTCCAACTCGATTTCATCAAGGCCATTTACGACAACCCGACCAGCACAAAAAAAGCGCTACTGACCATTGCCCGGAAGAACGGCAAGACCGCCCTTATCGCGTGCCTCGTGCTTGTGCACCTGATCGGCCCGGAAGCTAAGCAGAACAGCCAGATCATCTCCGGTGCCATGAGCCGGGAACAAGCCAGTATCGTATTCAATCTCGTCGCCAAAATGGTCCGGTTGAATCCTGAACTCGCCGACCTTGTCCGTGTCGTTGATTCCCGGAAAGAACTGTACGGCCTGCCCGTGGGCGTGCAGTACAAGGCGCTTGCTGCAGAAGGCAAAACCGCACATGGTTTGTCCCCCGTGCTCGCCATCCTGGACGAAATTGGCCAAGTCCAAGGACCCCGTTCCCCGTTCGTGGACGCCATCACCACGAGTCAAGGTGCACACGAAGACCCGCTTCTGATCGCTATCAGCACACAAGCCGCCGACCCGGCTGACCTGTTTTCCATCTGGCTTGACGATGCTGCCGAGTCTGCCGACCCTCGCATTGTGTCGCACGTCTACACAGCCCCGATGGACGCGGAATTGAACGACCCGGAAGCCTGGAAGGCGGCTAACCCTGCACTTGGCATTTTCAGAAGTCAAGCCGACGTTGAACAACAAGCCCTTGAAGCGATGCGGATGCCGAGCGCTGAAGCCACCTTCAGAAACCTCGTCCTGAATCAACGCGTAGCCCTGACAAGCCCGTTTATGTCTCGGTCCGTTTGGGAAGCGTGCGGCGAGCCTGCTGATTATCTCGACGGTCTTGAAGTATTCGGGGGCTTGGACCTGTCCGCACGCACCGACCTTACCGCCTTCGTGCTCATCGGTCGGGACTCGCAAGGAATCTGGCACGTGCACCCGCATTTCTGGACACCCGCAAAGGGGTTGTCTGAACGCGCGCACCGAGACAGACAGCCCTATGACTTGTGGCGCGATCAAGGCTATTTGCGCACCACACCCCGCGCCAGTGTCGACTATGAAGTCGTGGCCCGAGACATTGCCGAAATCGTGGACGGGCTCGACGTGCGGGGCATCGCCTATGACCGTTGGCGGATTGACTTGATGCGCACCGAGTTTGCCAAGGTCGGAATAGACGCCCCGTTGATCGAGTGCGGGCAGGGGTTCAAGGATATGTCGCCCGCACTTGACAGCGCCGAGACAGAATTCTTGAACGAACGAGTACAACACGGTGGACACCCGATTCTAACTATGAACGCCGCAGGCGCCACCGTGACCCGTGACCCTGCAGGAAATCGGAAACTAGACAAGACCAAGGCAACTAGCCGAATCGACGGACTTGTCGCTATGTGCATGGCTTTCGGTTTGGCGAGCAAATCCCTTCAAGCCGTGAAAATTCCCACTTACCAGATGATGTTCATTTGACTATGCATAAAGCCTTCTCTCAGTTCACGATCAAGTCCTTTGACGAATCCGCAGGGATTATCAAGGGCATTGCCACGACGCCGACAACGGACAAGGTCGGGGACATTGTCGAACCGTTGGGCGTGCAATTCTCGCTGCCCTTGCCCCTGCACCACGAACACGACCGCAAGGACGTTGTTGGCGAAGTCATTGAAGCCACAGCAACAGCCGAAGGTATCGACTTTACCGCGCGCGTGGCCAAGGACGTAAGCGACCAGATTGCGGAAGTCTGGCGCCGAGTGAAAGGCGGACTCATCAAGTATGTGTCTGTCGGATTTCGACCAATCGCGTATGAACCCATTGCGGGGGGCATTCGCTATACAAAGTGGACTTGGGATAAACTGTCATTGACCACCATTCCAGCAAACCCGCAAGCCGCTATAACGGCAACGAAGGCAGTGAAAACCCCTCTTTTTATCCATATGGGAACTAAGCAAATGAGTATTGCAGAACAGATTCAACAGTTTGAACAGAAGAAGTCCGCCGCACAAAGCGGAATGGACGCCCTGATTTCCAAGGGTATAACCCTGGCAGGCGAGGACGAAGCCGCCTATCAGGCCCATGAATCGGAAATTGCCGAAATTGACAAGCACCTTGCCCGGCTGAAGAGTGCCGAGGCCCGGCAAGCGACCAAAGCAACCCCGGTAGGTATCTCGTCCGTTCAGGTTATCGACAACGCCCCGAAGGGCACTGAGTTCGTGCGGTACACGAAAGCCCTTGCTCTGTCTCGGGGCAATCCAATGATGGCTTTGGAAGTGGCCAAGGGCCTGAACTACGGGCCGCGCGTTGAAACCGTGCTGAAAGCGGCTGTTGCGGCAGGCACCACGACCAGCGCAGATTTCACCGCTTTGATTGATCCGGCGATGATGGCCAACGAGTTCATTGACTTGCTGCGCCCTAACTTGATCGTGTCGAAAATGCCGCAAGTTCGTAACGTGCCGATGAATATCAAGATGCCTCGCGCCACTACCGGCACAACTTCGGGATGGGTCGGAGAAGGCAAACCGGCACCGGTTACCAACGCGGCATTCTCGGATCTGACGATCGGTGAACATAAGCTGGGCGCTTTGGCTGTCTTTACCGAGGAGTTGCTTCGCCGCAGTGAACCTGCTGCGGAAGCCCTGGTCCGTGACGACCTGATTGCTACCATCACCACAGCCGTCGACGTTGCCTTCATTGATCAAAGCAACGCGGGTGTTTCGGGCGTCAAGCCAGCTTCGATTGCCAACGCAGCAACCACGGCAGCCACCGCAGGCACCACCGCTGCCCACGTGCGCACCGATGTCAAAGCGGCTTACCTGAATGCGGCAGGCGCCAATCAACCCCTCTCGTCCGCCGTCTGGATCATGCACCCGGCAACCGCCCTGGCCCTGTCCATGATGGTGAACGCTACTACCAGCCTGCGCGAGTTCCCCGGCGTTGACTTCGTCACGGGCGGGACGTTCGAGGGGCTACCGGTCATTGTGTCGACGAATGTCCCTGGCAGTGCTGGTGCTGGCTATGACGTTATCCTTGCCGTCCAAGGAGAGATCTTGCTGGCTGAGGGCGGTTTGAGCATTGACGCAAGCAAGGAAGCAAGTCTGGAAATGTCCGACGCACCGACCAACGACAGCAAAACGCCAACAGCCACCACGCTGGTATCGCTTTGGCAGACCAATTCGGTCGCCATCAAAGCGATTCGGGGCATTACCTGGGTTCGCCGTCGTCCGACTGCTGTTTATCGCATCAGCGCTTGCAAGTACGCCTAAGCAACAAATGGTGGCGGGGGGAAACCCGNCACCTTATGAAAGCTTGAAATGAGATTATTCGGTTTTGAACTGAGCATCAAGAAGGCAATGACCCCTGTTCATTCGGGGGGATGGTCTGGCCAATGGTCGGGCAACAACAATTCGTGGTTCCCCGTCATCAGCGAAGGAACCCCGGGCGCTTGGCAGCGTGGCGAAACCATCGAAGCAAGAACCGCCTTGGCACATTCCGCCGTCTTTGCATGTGTCTCGCTGATTGCTTCCGATATAGGAAAGCTCCCCGTCCGCTTTACAGAGCGGAAGGCAGGTTATTGGGCAACCCTTGAGCATGATTATGACCAACTCATCAGAAAACCAAACCCCTATCAAAACCGTAGCCAGTTCTTCAACGAGTGGATCAGTTCGAAGCTACTGTATGGTAACTGCTACGTGCTCAAGACTCGCAATAACAAGAACACCGTTACAGCCCTGCGAGTTCTCGACCCCAAAACAGTAACCCCTCTTGTCAGTGATGATGGAGCGGTATTCTATCGGCTGAAGTCTAACGCACTCGCCAGTATCGCAGCAGACGTAACCGTCCCCGCCCGTGAGATTATCCATGATCGTGGTTTTACCCCGTTTCACCCGCTGGTAGGGGTTAGTCCGCTGACGGCTGCAGGGCTTGCCGCAGAACAGGCCATAAGCATTCAGCAGGGCAGCAACAAGTTTTTCCAGAACGGCAGCCGCCCGGGGGGCATCCTGACAGCACCCGGAGTAATTAACCCAGATACAGCCGACCGCCTCAAGACGCATTGGCAGGACAATTTCACCGGGGATAAAGCCGGTAAGGTTGCTGTCCTTGGCGATGGCCTGCGCTACGAAGCACTGGCAGTGAGTGCCATTGACTCGCAACTGATCGAGCAATTGAACTACACAGCACAGGACGTATGCCGCGCCTTTCACGTCCCTGCATGGAAAATTGGAGCAGGACCCGCCGCACCCTATACGGGCGTCGAAGCAATGAACCTGGCCTATTACTCCGACTGTCTGCAAGCGCCGATCGAAAGCCTTGAACTGACCATGGATGAGGGCCTGAACCTGCCCCCAAACCAACGCACTGAACTTGACCTGGATCACCTTTGGCTCATGGATACCGTAACGAGGTATGCCGCTTACAGTAACGCTATTAGCGGGGGATGGATGGCCCCGAATGAGGCAAGACGCAAGGAATCGCTGCCCCCTGTTGCCGGGGGCGATACCTGCTATCTGCAGCAACAATACTTCAGTCTCGCCGAACTGAACGCACGTCAAACACAAGGACCGCAAGCATGATTCAGTTGACTGACGCCCGGCGCCACCTGCGGATTGATGGCGCGCAGGACGACGCCGAGATCGAGCAAAAGCTTGCCGTTGCCAATGAAATGGTTTTCGCCTATGTCGGACACCTGCGGGGCGATTACGCCGACACCGAGGCGCCGGCGGACTTGATCCTTGCCGACGACCGACGATTCCGGCATGAAGCGGCTTTGGACGCTGCCCGCTTGCTCATCCTGGGCGACCTGTGGCAGAACCGGGAATCCAGCCATGGCAACCCCCTAAGCCCGACTGTTGTGAATGTCTTGAACCTGTTCCGGGAACCCGGCTATGCGTAAAACCACCTTGGAAGCCGGGCGACTAAAGCACCGTGTCGTTATCGAGGCACCAACACGGACACAGAACCCGATGACAGGCGCAGTAACGACCACGTGGACCACCGTGGACACCGTCTTCGCCAGCATTGAACCGCTATCCGCCAAGGATTTCATTGCCGCCCAAATGCTCAAGAACCGCGTCGACACGAGGATTGTGATTCGCTATCGGTCGGGCCTGAATACCACCATGCGCTTGACCGGACCTGACGGGACGATCTACACCCCCGCCGGATTCCTGCACGACATCGACACGGGGCGCGAGTACCTGACCGTTCCCTGCATCGCGAACTGATATGCTGACCGTCAACAAAGCCGACCTTGAGGCATTGAATCAACGCCTCAAGGAACTGAGCACGAAAGCCGGCAAGACTGCTGTTCGCCAATCAGCACGCAAAGCGATGGCCCCGGTTCGTGCTCAAGTTCAAGCCAACGCCCCGGAAGACCTGACCGAACCGGACGCCGTCCGTATCAAGGCGTCCACGGCCCTGTTCACGAACTGGAAAGGCAACACCCTGTATGCCCGCGTTGGTATCAAGGGCGGGGGCAGGAAGAACCCGGATACGCCGTTCTATTTCCGGATGCACGAATTCGGCACGAAGTCACTCCCCGCCCGCCCTTTCATGGCCCCCGCCCTGGAAAGCAACGCACAAGACGTTCTCGACACCGTTGCCGAAGAACTGCGTAAGAGGATCTTCGGATGAATCTGTTTTCTCTCATCAAGGCAGACGCGACGTGTACGGGGCTCTTGGGCACGGACCCCACGAGGTTCTTTGAATTCGGCACCGCACCAACGCTTGAAACCGTGCCGTACGCCACGTGGCAAGAGATTCAAGGCACACCATTCAACGTCGTCGAAGGCGCGCCGAGCACCGACAGGGTCAAGGTCCAAATCGACGTTTGGGCGTCGTCGGCGTCAGAAGCCCGCACGGTAAGCCGGGCGGTTCGCCGTGCTATCGACACGTCCGGAACGATCAGCTTTTACTCGAACACCTGGGACGAGGATTCACGCCTCTACCGGACCATTCTGCACTATGTTTTTTCCAAGGAAATCTAAATGAACCTCGAACAACTACGCACCGCTGGGGGCTTCGTCGCCCTGGAACCCGTAAAGGTCCCGGTCACGTGGAAGGAACACACCTTTGACGTGTTTATCCGTCATCTGTCGTTTGGCGACGTGGAACGGCTGACCGCTGCCGAAAATTCGACCGTAGCCCTGATTGCGGCATCCGTCCTGCTGGGCGACGAACAAACGCCCTTGACGTTCGCCGACGCCGAACGCCTTGACGTGTCGTTGGCAACCAAGTTGCTCGAAGCGATCAACGGGGTGAACGCAGGCGCCGACCCAAAAAACTGACGCCCGCCGACGAGGTATGGCTAGAACTGGCCATGGCCTTGGGCGGGACCGTTCAGGAACTGAAGCAACGAATGACCTACCGGGAAGCCCTGCAATGGTTCTCCTATCGCGCGAAACACGGCGGAATAGGGCATTCACACATCGTTTACTTGTTGGGCTGTCTTGCGACCATGACCAACAACGCGGCAGGAGGCAAGGCGGAATTGCAAGACTTCCTGCCCGCCTTGCGCAAGGAAGTGACCGCTGATGAATTCATGAATTACATCAGCGCACAGTTTGGTTAGAACAAGAAGAACACGTATGAGCACTCGAAGTCTTGGCACGCTATCGCTGGACCTGATCGTTCAAACCGGGGGTTTTGAATCGGGCTTGGACAAGGCCGCACGGGTTGCCGACAACCAAACCCGGAAAATGGAAAGGCTCGCGCACGAACGGGCGAAGTCCATTGAGACAGCATTCAGTAACATGGCCAAGCACATCGCAGGACCCCTTGCCGCTGCACTTGGTGCTGATACCTTCGTGGGCATGGTCATGGGCCTGGCCGACGCTGGCGACCAGTTGCAGAAGCTTTCTACCAAGACAGGCATTGCCGTCGAAGAACTGAGCAAGCTCCAATATGCCGCGTCGTTGTCTGACCTTGGCACTGAGGACTTGGGCGTCGCTTTGGTCAAGCTGAATCGTGTCATGGGCGATGCGGCTGCAGGTTCCAAGACGGCTACGGAAGCCCTTGCACGGTTTGGCGTTGCTCCGGACGCTGGCCTATCCGCTATCGAAGTGCTTGGCAAGATGGCTGACCGTGTCAAGGCAACGGGCGACGAAACCGTGATTGCCAGCGGCTTGAATGATGTCTTCGGCAAATCGTTCGCGAACCTGATTCCGCTGCTGAAGGGGGGCGCCGATGGCATCAAGGACGCAGGTGTCAACACCGATTGAAAACTGACACAGTTTTTCCTTTGTCACCGATTGAAAACTGATACACCCCCAATGCTGCTTGATTGCGGTGGTGGGGCCTCCTGGAGGGCGGGCCGTAGGCCCAACCGGAAGGAGGCCCCACCACCGCGGCGGCGCCTACCCTCCAGCGATCGCCTTCCTGGACTGAACCATTCCCGTCTGCCGCTGACGTTTGAGCCGGTAGCTTTCCCCGGCGATCGGTACGATCTGTGCGTGGTGCAGCAAACGATCCAGCAATGCCGCCGTCAGCGTGGCATCCTGCGCAAAGGTGGCATCCCATTGGCCAAACGACAGGTTGCTGGTGACGATCAGGCTGCCCTTCTCGTAGCGCGCGGCAATCACCTGGAAAAAGAGGTTGGCCTGCTCGCGGCTCATCGGCAGATAGCCGATTTCGTCGATGATCAGCAGACGGTAAGCGGCGATCGCCCGGTGCATGACCGCTTTCAACTGGTTCTGTGCGTGCGCGGCCGAGAGGGTCAGCAAGAGATCGGCGGCGGTCGTGAAACGGGTCTTGATGCCGGCTTGCGCGGCGCGATAGCCCAGGGCGATCGCGAGATGGGTCTTGCCCACCCCGGAGGGGCCGACCAGGACGACGTTTTCGTTGCGCTCGACAAAGGCCAGACCGGCCAGTTCGTCGATCTGGCTCCTCTTGAGGCCGGCGGCGAAGGCGTAATCGAATTCCTCCAGCGTCTTGATCGCCGGGAATCCCGCCAGACGCGTCAACATGCTTTGCTTGCGCACCTGGCGTCCCGCGACTTCCGCTTTCAGCAGTGCTTCCAGAAAGTCGCTGTAGGCGCTTTCCTGCGCAGCGGCTTCCTGGGCGGCGCCGACGTAGTTCTGCGCCACGAACGGCAGGTTCAGACTGTCGCACAAGGCGAGCATTCGTTCGTACTGGAGGTTCATGGCTGCATCTTCGCAGCGGCCTGCAGTTGGGTCAGCAGTTGCGCGTAGACGGCGAGCGGATGCTGCTCCGGCGTGGGCAAGGCGATTCTCTCGGCAACCGTCGGGCGGACAGTGCACCCCTCGACCGGCGGCGGCGGGGCGTCCAGGGGACGAGCGGCGGCGATATCACCGCGCCATGGCGGGGGAGTGCCTTGCAGATGCGCCTGCTCTTCCTGCAGGCGTTGTGCGGGCTGTGCTTGCGTGCTGGCGTGGATACGCACGTTGGCCACTTCCTTGAGCCAGCGCCTGACCTCGGCATTGGCGGTCACGGCGTCCAGTGGCAGGCCGGCCTGCTTGAGCCGACTGATCAGGGGAACGTAGAAGGAGCGGCGCAGGTAGCCGTTGAAGCGCTCGACCTTGCCTTTGGTCCGGGCGCGATAGGGACGGCACAGGTTGATGACGAAGCCACAGTGCTTGGCGTAGTCGAGAAAGCCCGCGTGATAGCGGTGTTCGCCTGGGCCGTCGACGTCGCGTTCGAGAACAACGGTCTTCATGTTGTCGTAGAGCAGGCGCCGGGCCACGCCACCGAGCGCCTCAAAGGCATGCTGGTGGCAGTCGATCAGGGTACTGACTTTCATGTCGGTGACGAATTCGACGTAACTCGCCCGACTGTACCCAAGGGTCGCGCAGAAGGCGTACAGCGGATCAGCACCTTTACGAAACTCGACCCAGTCGATTTGCAACTGTTCGCCCGGTGCCGTTTCGAAACGCACCACCGGATCAGCAGCCCCCTGCGGCCGGATCGTACGCATGAAGGCGCGCAATTGGCTGACGCCGCCGGCGTAGCCCAGGGCCCTAATCTCCCTGAACAGAACGGTGGCCGGGATCCACTGCGGCTGCGCTGCAGCCTGTCGCTCGCACAGGTACGTTTCATGGGTCGAGAGTTTGGTGGCCCGCTTCTTCTGACGCTGGTAGCGCGGCTGTTTGCCCTGCGCCAAGTGGCTGCGAACCGTATTCACCGCGCAGCCCACTTCGGCTGCAATCTTGCGCAGACTGAATCCATGCTTCCTCAATACTTCAATTTCCACATACACCTCCTTCGTAATCATCGGCGCCCAAAAAAATCGCCGATCTTCTCAGTTCGGTGTATCAACTTTCAATCGTTGCGCTGTATCAATTTACTTCCGTTGCTGACAAGGCTTCCACTTTTCGTGCATTGGCTTTGATGGGGGCTACGGGCACTTGCCCTTGCTACTTCGGAAACGGGATGGCGATAGAAAGCGCTTCTTCGCTGAGGTGCATTCGGATCAAGCGGTCCATCTCCAAGATCCGGCACCCACCGTGGCCGAGCGACGTTCGTCAAAGGGTCGGGCGCCACGTCGGCTTCGGACCGCGGCAGAGCCTATGATAGGGACTGACCAGGCGGCCGTTCCGCCGGCATCAGCCGGACGCCGCTTGTTGTTTCGTGACGGCGAGAAGGGCCGGGGCCATGGCCGACTATCTGACCCAACGAATGTCAGCTACGTCGTTGGCAGGCCAGGCACGATCACATGGTGCTGGTCATGATCGCCACCATGTTTCTGGCCAAAGAGCGCATGGCCCTTCGCGATACGGCTGACTTGCTCTCCTGCCGCAACCTCGTAGAGATCATGCGCCACCGGTTGCCCACCAACATCACGGCTGACGAAGACCTCGCCATATCCATTACCGAGAGGCATCAGCGGCAGCGCCAGGCAATGCACTCGGCCTTTCGACGGCATGCCGGGATGCCTTCGGCATCAGACTGAAATGCAAACAAACAAGGTAGAACGAGACGAATTTGCAGTGCGCGAGGTGCATCACACGCAGCCGTCGTTCGTCGAAAAATTTTACAGATCACCGCCCGCCCCCCGTCAGAATCGCTCTGAAGGTAACTTCTCAAAAACCCCGGGCATGAGGATGGGTCTGGGTTGGTATCGGGGCGACGCGCTCACCCGCAGAGCACCCGTCTGAAGTGCGTGTCGAGCGGATAGACCCAGACGGCTTTGATAGGCAGCAGGGCTTGGTGGTGAACATCGAGCTTGCCGCGTCCGGTGGTCTGTCCGAGGCAGATCCAGTTGGCCGCTTGGTAGGCGGTGCCGCGAAAGCGCTCTTGCTCGACGAAGGTTTCGAGCAAGAGCGGCCGGTAACCGTATTGGATTGGCCAATCGGTGTTGATCTGGCGGGCAGCGCGAGCCAGGATGGATGAGGCCAGATTCTTGCATTCGATCCACGGCAGGATGAGGAATCGAGCATTGTTCACGACCCGGTGCAGGTTCTCCTGGCGTTGCGCAGGCGTCCAGCCGATGTAATGGTCGCGTGGCTGAGTCTTCCAGGCGGCAGCCCCGAAGCTGAGCAACGCGACGAGGCGTCCGCCGGCGCGAACGAAGTAGCGCAATTGGGCACCGGGCAGCGGTTGATAGCCGAGGTAGTGGTAGCGGTCGATGTACTCGTTGTGCAGCTGCGATTCGGCGCGATGCTGACCCGCTGCAGTTGCAGCGTGCCCAGGCTACGCGGGCCGTCGGCGCGAA